GTCAGTCCTTCATGGTCTTCATGCTCTTCATGGTGAATGATCAGACGACGGATTGGCCGTTCTTCACGCGCTCGCGCATTTCGGCGAGGGTCAGGCCGGTGCGCCACTGGATGTGGGGCTCATCGACAAACTTCCAGTTGCCTCCCCATTCGAGCTGGGGATAGATCTCCACGACCTTGCCGATCTCGCGGTAGAACGACGATTCTCCCAGGTAGCGTCCGTCCGGGAGGAAGAGACCCACATCGACGGCGATTCCGAAATTGTGGAGCGACTGGCCTCCTTGGGCCTTGGTCACGATCGGTCCGGGCTTGGTCCTGCCTTGAGCATAGAGAGCATCTTGCTCCGCATAGGTGCGGGTGCCCGCGATGTAGCGGACGGCGATGCCTCGCTCTTGGAAATGCTTCTTGAGCGCGACGAGACAGTTCGTGAAGACCGAGCGCACCTTGGGGTTCAGCGTGTCGATGTTCTTCTGGGAGCGTTCGTCGATCATTTGGGCAAGGCTGTTAGGCTGTTAGGCTGTTAGGCTATTAGGCTATTGGGGTCATCTTGCGACGCCGCGCAGGCGCTCGATGGTCCTGAGTGACCCGAGCCCCAAGAGCCCTAAGAGTGTGGTCATCAGGACATCCATGGGTAGGACGACGACCGGGGCGGGTTGGTGGGTGGCCACCGTGTAGATCCATGAGAAGAGAGGCTGGCCTAGCGTCGCCCAGGCGAAGCCGAGCGCAGAGACCCAGCCGCAGAAGGGTCGCCACCCCGAGACAAAGAGGGATGGGTTGGCCGCCTCCACCGCATTCACCTCGGCCTGCTCCTTGCTCTCGCTGGTGGCCAGCTTGAGCACTTCCAGCTCAAAGGCTTCGCGGGCGCGATTCTTGGCATCGGCATCCGGGATGATCTTGTCGATCACCTTCAGCCCGGCCGTGATCATGGAGGGAACATCATACATGCAGTTAGGCTGTTAGGTCAGATTCATGCTCTTCATGCTCTTCATGGTGAGTCCCTTTCGGCATTTCAGTGATTCGTGCCCCGGACGGATCGTCATCGGACGCAGGGGGTTCCGACTCCCCGCCCGAGGCAAAGTGTTATTTGGCCAGGATCCGGTCCTCGATCCGTCGGGTCCTCATGTCGATCTGGGTGAGCGTCGCCATGGCGGCGGCCAGCACCTCGCGGCGCTGGGCGGCCTCGGACTGGAGCTCGGTTAGGCGTGCATCCTGTGATTCATTCAGCTTCTCGACCCGTTCCATGCGGAGGGGTAGAGCCGAGTAGAGTGAGAGAAATGTCCAGAGCGCAGCGGCCCCGGAGCAGGCCGCGACCAGGGAGATGACCAGCGTCAGAGGGTGAGGGAGCGGGGTCGAGTTCATGGCATTAGAAACCGATTGCCGATTTCAGCTTGGTCAGCAGGCCGGGCGAGTCGGCAGATGGATCGGAAATAGGAGTCGGTTCCTCAACGTCCTTAACAACCTCCGTGATCCAGCTTGGAAGCGGAGTATCGGCAGGGTCGAGGAGGGCTTGCCACTCGTAGTAGAGCGGTTCACCGACGGGCAGAAGAGATCCTTCCTCACCCTCTTGCCATGAGCCATAGACGGGCCACGGGACGATATTGACCCCCCAGACTGGAACGCAGTCGGTCTCTGGTGGAGTCTGGCAGGCCCAAGGAAGGCTGCTTGCGTCTTGGAGAGTTGTCGCTCGAAAAGTTCTCATGTTATAGACCCAGACCAATCGTCGAGCGGTAAAGCAAGCAGAGTTGGATATGTTGAGCCTGTGTCAGCGGCGCATTGAACGAGACTGCCACCGGCATGGTTAGTGACATGAGGCCAAAAACGGCTTCTGTCGGTATGGATGAATACGCAAGGTTTAGGATGGTTGGAGTCCCAGTAGTGTTGCCCCAAGCGCCTGACACCGAACTATTGTTTCCGCCAATCGTCCATGCGCTGAAGGAGGTAGCGCCACCCGAGTATGCCACCCCATAAAAACCCAAGCCATTTGCGGTTGAGCTATTGGCGAGGTTTAAGTTCGGTTGAGTGACTCCTAGCCCCGTGCCGCCAGTCGAGGAAACGTGCAAGGAGAAATTGCCGTTACCAGCAGAAGATCCTCCCCCGTAGGAAGTGTAGTTTGCGTTAGAGGAGTTGGTCGGCTGCACGTAAAGGAAGATCGATCCCTGCCTCAAGTTGTAATTTAATTGACTGGTGATTAGGTTGGTCGTGCCGTTTGTTATCACGCCATTTGATCCCCATGCAGTCGCCGCATTGGTAAAGTTTGCCAGCGCCGCATCAAAAGTCCCAAGCCCTCCGAGTGATCGTGCTGTCAAAGTTGTCGAGGCATTCTGTGAACTCCTTAAAGGCCAGCAGACCATGCTATTCCACAAGCCGAGCGATTTGATGCCCCTCACGAAGTCGCTGATCAGGCGGCGTGAGTCGGTAAGCGAGGTGACAATAGGGCCGATGTTGGAAGCGGTGACGGTTCCGTTGTTGGTCAGGTTGTTCGGAGTCCCCGTGACCACCCCGTGAGAGTCGGTCAGGCTGACGGCTGACGAGGTTCCGTTGAGTGCCCACCATGAGATCAGGTTGTTGCGGAGTCCCGTGTCCAGCGAGCCATAGGTGCGGCCTGCGCCTGCGTTCCAGAGTTGGGTGACTTCGGAGGCTGTGAGTGCCTTCTTCCAGAAGCCGACGGATGCAAGTTGTCCCGTGTAGTTGAGGCCACCTGATGTGTTCACGAACGCGCCAAGGTTCAATGGGTTCGTGTTCGTCTGGGTGATGGCAGGGATTGAACCCAACGATGTAAATGCACCTCCGTTAATTGAGATCCCTATTGTTGCGGCAGATGAATCGTATCGGAAGACAAAGAAGTTCCATGTGTTGGCTGAAAACGAGGAGGCCGACGTGCGGATTACTAGGCTATTTGCAAATGTTCCGTCGGGAAATAGTCTAAACTCCGCGACTCCACCTGTATTTAGGCTTATTTGAAACTCCCTTATGTCAGTGCTGGCAGTCTTGGAAATGACCATGCCATTGCTGGTGTTGGGCGTGTTCGCCCAGAATGCATAGGTAAATGAAGTGCCTGTGACCGTCAGCGTTGAGTTGGACGGAATGCTCAAAAACTGGGTTGAGCCGTTGAAACTAGCCGCATTGTCGTAGCTCGACGGCGTCTGGGTTCCGCTCGCAATGCCGGCCCGCGCAAAGTAGGCCAGGGCGTCGGGGTCCTGGCCGCTCCGCAGGATGATGTTGGTTCCCGTGGAGAGGGGCATGGACTAGGCGAGCTGGGTCTTGAGCGAGAAGAAGAACCCTTGGCCGCTAGTCGGCGTGAAGGCCGCGCGGACTTCAGGCACCACCCAGAGCGAGGTCGATCCGCTTGCCAGCTTGAAGGGGAGCGAACTGCCAGATCCCGAGAAGGATCCCATCGTGTAGGCCGAGTCACCGCTGCCGGAGGTCTGCCATCCGCCGAAGTCGATGAAGCCGATCCGCGAGGCCCTGGTGGCCCAGAGGCCTGGGGTTGTCGAGGACCATGAGGTGTTCTGATCGGCCGCACTGACCGCGTCGGTCGTGTAGAGATGGAGCCTGATGGTGGCGCTGAAGCTGGCCTGATTGGTCAGGCCGCGGGCCGCGACGATATAGCCCGATCCCCCGGCGACCGGGATGACGTTGGCGAAGCTCTGTGAGGTGGCGGCATTCGCCCGGATGACCCCGCCCGCGGTGTAGGCTGTCGTGTTGGCTGCACGGGTGAAATCGAGGTTTGAGATGACGATAGGCGAGAAGTTTGAGGCGGTCGCAGAGACAACCAGGTTGCCGGAGGCATCGGCCCGGAAGGGGATGTTTCCATTGGCGGACTTGCCGACGATCAGTGTGGAGGGATTGCTCATAGTGATATGGGGTGGGTTATGGGGAGGGGTGAAGGGGATTTACCATGGAGATCATGGAGAGCATGAAGAGGAGAGGTGATCTGGTTAGTCCTTGATGGACTTCATGTGCTTCATGGTGAGGTTTCTCATTTCTGATTCTCAGCCAACTCTTGCCGACCATCTTCCGCCCATGCCGCCGACCTGGAGGCCGATCTTGTCGCTCTCTCGGATGAGGTGGCCCTCGGCCCGGTATTCCTCGTTGTTGGCCTTGTCGAGTTGGCCATCCTCGCGGAGGGCGTCACTGGCGATGGAGAGCTTCAGGTAGTCGGCCAGGATGGAGGGGACCGGCAGCTGTTTCCAGTTGGCTCCATTGGGGGGCTGGACGTTGGAACCGGCCAGGATCGCCTCGTAGCAGTGGCCGTCGGAGGCCCTCACGATGTCCCCGGCGGCGTAGGTTGTCGCCGCGCTCCATGACGTCGCGCTGTATTGGTAGGGCCTCAGCCGGTAGTGCACCCATACGTCGGATGCCTCGATGTCGGGGTCAAGCAGAATCCTGTCATTCCTGAGAGAATAGCCGACTTCCTTGGGGTTGAGCGTCTTGTCCGGGTCGTCGAGGTAGATGCCAAAGATCTCGCCAAAGGGCTCCTGACCGGCCTGCTCGTAGGAGAGTGAGAGCTCCTCGCCGCTGATTTCCGGGCTGCGCTGCTCGATCCGGCAAAGCTCAGGCCAGCGGTCCCATTCCCAGGCAATGGAGATCCGGGTGTTGAGATACTCGGTGAGCGAGGCGCGTGTGGAGGAGAGGATCGCGGCCGAGGGGTCGAGTCCCATCCGTGCGGCGACGCCGGTGATGATCTTCTCGTAGGTTGTTGTTCTCACGGGGATGAAGGGGATGGAGGGGCGTAAAGAGGAGAGGTGAGTTGGTTAGTCCTTCATGAGCTTCATGCTCTTCATGGTGAATCAGGTTTCAGCCTTGGCCTTGGCCGAGGCTTTGCAGTGCAGGCACCGCGCCCATCCGGCCGATTTGGGCGTTCTGCTGCTGGGTCATCTGGAACTGGAACGACTGGACCCGTGCGTCGATCATCTTCCGGAAGATCTCATCCTGCTGGTAGCGCTGGCTGACGGCGGGGTTGGCCTGGATGGTCTGCTGGAGGACTTGGAGTCGGACCTGCGGATTGCCTCCCTCCTTGAGCGGGGGCTCGGCGCCGGCGGCGATCTTGGTGAACTGGACCTGCTCATCCTCGGCCTCGGCGGCTGCGGCCACCCCGGCGTCGCGGACAAGAGCCTCGCCCAGGACGGGATCCACCGCGCCCATGATGAACTTGACCAGGCCCGCCCGGTCAATGACTCCCGCCACATCAAGCGGGATGGCCACCTTGGCGATGTAGTCGAGCTTCTTGCCAAGGAACTCGTTGTCTAAATCTCTCACGTCGAAATCCACCATGAGATCCATTTGTCCCTGGACCTCCTCGCGGGATAGCTGGAACTTGCCCGGCAGCATCCCGACGATCCGCTGGATCTGGCTGTCGGTCAGATACTGCTGCATGAGCTGGAGTGTCTGGGTGACGGCCAGCTTCATGTCGGTGAGGAAGCTGTCGACGAGGTCCTGCTGGGCCAGCATGGTGCGGGCCGGGGCGATGGCGGCGGTGGCCCGGCCGAAATACTCGTCCACATCTCCGCGGGTGGACTGCTCCACTTCAATAGTCCCCTTGTCAAAGGGAGGGGGCTCCATCCATCCGAACTCTCCGGGCCTGCGCTCGGGGATCTGGGTGCCGGGTCCGAAGACCAGCTCGATCTTCCCACGGTTGGCCGGGACGCGGACGGGGGGGAGGATGGCGATGGAGGCGCGGTCAGAGCGGTAGTCGCGCTGCGTCTTGATCTCGGTCTGCTGGGTGGCGACCAGCTCGGGGATGCCGCGTGACTCCAGCAGATTCCGGCTGGTCCGCTCGCGGGGTAGCTCGATGAAGGGGAACTGGCCGTGCTCGTAGGGGGAGATGTCGTGCTTGGCGACGAGGTCGGTGACGGCGGTGTTCAGGACGGTGCATTCGACGCGGGTGGCTCCCTTGTCGTGGACCTTGCGGTAGACATGGAAGACCTCGATCAGGTCCCGGTCGTTGTCGGTGAGGTGCTCGTTGTTCCGGAGGACGTTCCGGTTGACCCGCTGGGTCTGCCCCTTCTGCTTGACGGCACGCTCGATCCACTCGGCATCATAGCCCTCCAGGATCTCACGCTCGCGCAGCTCCTCCTCGGTGATCAGCTCGCGGCGGGCCACCCATGGTGCCCTCTGGATCGACCAGCAGGAGGCGGGAAAGAGGATGTCCTCCAGCGGTTCGAGGGCGACCCACTCGGGCTTGCTCTCAAAGATGTAGGGTGACTCGTAGGTGAAGATCCCCTGCTCGCGCAGGGCGCGGACCGCCGAGAGCTTCCCGGCCTCCTCGGCGAGTATGGCCAGCATCGCCTTGGCCGACTCCTCCTGAAGGGGATCGAGGATCGCCTCGACCAGTGCGGCGGCGGCGCCATCGCCTTGAAGGGCGGCGTTCTGGATCTCCTCCAGGGTGATCGACTTCTTCTCGATCCGGGTGGTGGTCCTCCAGAAGATCCCCATGAAAGCCAGCCCAAAGGTCTCCCTGATCTGAAGCGCCAGCTCCACCTCGCGCCGGAGGTCATCGAGGCAGTGGACCTTCATCATCCAGTTCAGGGCCGTCTGGACGGCCTGCTTGATGATCGAGTCGCTCGACTCGACCGGCTGGACCTGCATCCGCGCCGCGAAGAAGGCCCGCTTCAGCAGCCGGACATTCTCATTGGTGATCGTGTCGGCCAGCCTGATGCGGCTGTCTGAGGAACCGTCCCAGGGGAAGGGCTTCCGGCCGAGCGATGACTGATGCTTGCGGCCATCCTCGCTCTGACCCGACCAGAGGCAGAAGCGGGTGTTGAAGTTCTCCGTCTTCCGCCCGTAGTAGTGGGAGGCATCGGCCTCAGCCTGGGAGATCTCGGAGAGAAGGGTAGAGATGTCGGAGCGGGTCATGAGGGGGATGGAAAAGTGAGAAAGTGGAAGGGATTTACCATGAAGCTCATGGAGAGCATGAAGAGGAGAGATGATCTGGTTAGTCCTTGATGGGCTTCATGCTCTTCATGGTGAGTCAGCTACCTCGTGATCCTGATCTTGCGCTCCACTTTCGGGGCGGCGCAGTGGGGGTTCTTCTTGAGGAAGTCGGCTCGGAATCCCTTGTCCTGCCAGCAGCCGGGTTCCTTCCAGTTCCAGAAGTAGAAGGCGTCGGAGTCGACGCTCATGGTGTGCTGGCCGATCCCCTCGATCAGGGCGCTCTCGATCCGGGAGTTGGCCTCGGCGACCTGACGCTGGCGGATCTCGGCCATGACGGCCGAGGCGTGCCAGCCGGAGTAGAGCTCCTTCTTGATCAGGTCAAGCACCTCGGGATCCTCGATCCCTATGTTCTCTTCGGTTAGCATCCCCTGTGTGTGATCTGGCTGGGATGCTCCCCCCATGACAGGGGAGCATCCGGTGTCAAACCACCCGAATTAGGAAGCGGTCGAAGCGATCTTGCCGAGGCCGCGTGGGCTGTGGACCACGAGACCGGCGATGGCGTCGATGATCCCGCGGGGACCACCGCCGCGATCCTCAAGCTCGCGGAAGGCAGGACGGCGACCGTAGCGCACCTCGACCATGTCGGGGTCGATGATGTAGCCGCGGCGGCTCTGGACCGCTGCAAGTCCATCCTGGGCGAGCAGGAGTGAAGGGAGGAGCTGGAGGCTGCCAAAGTCACCCTCGAACACATCGACCGTGGAGGTGATCTTCCGATCAGCGGCCGGGGTGTTGTAGGTCTTGACGTTCAGGGCGACGTTGGTTGATGCGGCCTGAGTGCGGGTGAACTCCGTGAAGCGGCGCTTCAGGGTCGGTCCGCAGAGCAGGACGAGGTTCTTGACCGTGCCGGTCTGCTCGTAGATCGCCTGGAGGAGGTTCTGGATGGAACCCTCGGTGATCGAGTCAGTCGCGGTCGTGCTGATCGCACCGGCCACGGAGCGGTAGTCGCTAGGCACAGGGAGATCAGTCTGGGCGGCGGAGGCGATCCAGCTTCCGAGACCGCGTGTGCGGTAAGGGGTGCTGGCTCCGCTCTGCTGGACGCTGTCGCTGTCCGAGCAGAAGGCGGCCTCGATGTCGCGGCCGAGCTCCTCGATCGACTTTGCGGCTCCGCGGGCCATCTCCTTCTTGCGGCCGACACCGGCGACATCGGAGATGTTCGCGGCGAAGTCATCGACCATGATGGAGCGGCGGAACTTCTGGCAACGGCCGGAGAGCTTCGCACGCTGGGCGGCTGGGGAGTCCCACGCAGAGACATCGTCACCGGCCATGACGCCGGAGAAGGAGGGGGCATTGTAGCCGTCGGCCTGCCAGGAGAAGACGTCAGGGTTGACCAGCTCGGCACCCTTCTTGGCGAGAGCCAGGAGGGGCTTGGACTTGGCGTCCACGACGGCGATGAGATCGCTCAGGTCCTCGCGGAGGCCCTTGTTGATCTGGTCATTGATAGTGAGTAGGGGCATAATGGTTGGTTGGTTGTTCGGAGTCGGCGGGGGTAGTTGTGCCTATCCGAGGAGTTATCCGAGGAGTGATTCCATGAGGGCTGCGACCGAGTCCCGGTCGCCTTGACCCTCCAAAACTTTCTTGAGTGACGCCGCGTCTCGCGCCGTCTTGGCCGGGATCTTCGATTTTCCTGTCACCTTCGGAGGTTCTGGCGCGGGTGACTGCGCCTTCCGGGACGGGGAAGCGGACGGGGCCGTGGCTGATTTCGCCTTGGCCTGTGCTTCCTGACGCGCCATGCGGGCCTGCTGGCCGACAAGGGCGTCACCGATGATGAGCTCCACGTTGGGGTATTTTCCCAGCGCCGGATACTGCTTGAGGATGTCGCGGAGGGCCTTGCTCTCGGAGGATCCCTGGGTGAAGAAGGCGGGGTAGGCCGCTCGGGCTTCGTTCACACTGGTCTCCCGCTGGGTCAGCCATTCCTTCCGTGCCGGTCCGTGATCGGTCACGATCGCGTCGGCGGCGGCGAGGTGTCGTGCCATCTCGGCGGGTTCGACATACTCCTCGCTTCCATCGGCCCCTTTCACGGTGGCCCCGTCGCGGTGGCTCATGGCCCAGGTCCGCACCCGCTTGGCGGTGGCGATCCTGGCATCCAGCTCCTCGATGCTCTCGACGTCGGAAAGCGGATCCTCGGGGGTCGGTTGGAGCACCACCTTGGATGCACCGGCCAGTTCCACCCTGAGCTTCTCGGCTTCCTCGCGGCTCTTCTCCAGCGCCTCTTCGGCCTCGCGCCTCTTGGCGGTCAGCTTGTCGATGCGCTTGAGCAGCTTGTCCGCCTTGGGGGACCGGGCCTCGCCCTTCTCTGTGTCCTCGTCGGCTTCGTCCGCGTCGTCGTTCTCCTCGTCGGATGATTCCTCATCCTGCTCGGAGTCATTCTCTTGCTTCTCGTCGTCCGGCGTGGAGGCTTCCTCCTGCCCGGACGGTGCTGTCTCATCGTTCCCGGAGTCTTCGGTGGCCTCGGACTTTTCAGCCTCGGGCTCCTCTTGCTCCGTTGCGGACTGGGTCAGTTCATTCCGGAGGTTCTCCGGGAGGAATGCCGCGATGTCCGTCAGGTCGATCTCGTTCTCTGCTGCCATAGGTAAAATCCCCTAAGTGGAAACAAGCCCCTTTCTTCCCTGCTCTCCGATCAGGCTGGCCGGGCTAGGTATTGCCGCCTGATAGTCGCACCCGTCGGTCATCGGGCGGGTCGGTGTCAATAACTTTCTCACGAGATCCAGTGAGAAAATTGGGGGCTAGGAGCCAGGAGATGGGAGATAGGGGCTGGCGGCCGGAGGGGGATTTGAACCCCCATACCCTCCAAGGGGAGGGATCTTTTGCGTTAGATCATCCGGACGGGGGAAGGGATCGGGGGAGGATCAGGTCGCTACTACTCCCGACTGGGCCAGCACAAAGCTACCCGCCAGTTTCGCCCCTCATTGCCTCCCCCGTCCTAAGCGCGGTCAGAGCCTACTCGATCCGTGCTCCATTGGCGCATCAGTCCTCGGTTGACCGGCAGCCAGTCGTCGAAACGTGCTGGCGGAAATATGATCTACTTTTTCCGTCTCTTCATGCCCTTCATGAGCTTCATGGTGAAGCCTCCCCGCTTCAGCTCTTGAACTGGTAATGGGCCGTGGCCCGCGGGGTGTATCCCCCGGTGTCGATTTTGAACTTCTTGCTCGAGGCCTTGCCTGCGGCCACGGCGTTCATGATCAGTCGGCGGGTTTGTGACTCACAGAGATTCCATTCCGCTTGCAGCGCTTTGGATGTGAACCACCCCGGCGGCACGGTGTCAGCCTTTTGAAGGATCCGCACATCTTCGAGGCGCGGCGGTTTTATTGTTGTTGTCGTCTTCATTGGAATTTTCCGGCGAGCTGGCCGAGCAGGCTCTTCCCGCCGATGATGGGGATGTTGAGATGGAGGAACTCACCGCTTCTTGCCACGATCTGCACGCCGAACCCGTGGGTCCAGGAGGTCGGGTTGGTGTGCATCCAGAGAGGTTGGAGCTCGCAGAGGCATCCGGGGTTCCATGCCGCGATGGCTCCGGAGTGGACCGGTCGGCCGGAGGAGGCCTGGGCGCGGTGGGTGTGTCCGAAGACCAGCGGTGCTCCGAACGCCGCCAGCATGGAGGCCGTGGCATTGGTGGAGGTCTTCGATCCGTGGGTGAAGTAGCATTTCCCGAGCCTGATCACGCCGGGGATCTTCAGGTTGCCGTAGAACTCTCCCTGCCGGTAGTAAGGGATTCCGCGGGCCTCCAGATTCAGCAGGAACTCGGGTGCGATTGCCTTGCGGAGGAACTCGGCATCCTTCGAGTTTCTCAACGCCATCGTGACGCAGAGGGTTTCAGCTCTCCTCTCATGGTTCCCCTCGATGTAGTGGATCCTGGCACGGGGCGCCGCGGACTGGACGGCGTCGAGGAAGGCGTTGGTGGAGGCGATGTCCTCCTCGTAGGTGTAGGAGGTTTCGGCCACATAACCCATCACATGGTGCTGGGCAAGCAGTCCGCCGCAGTCGACATGATCGCCTAGGAGCACGACTTCATCAGGGCAGAGCGCCTTGATGTCGCCGAGGCAGGCTGAGAGGGCGGCGCCGTCGGCCTTGCATCCATGCGTGTCCGGCACGATGACGCGGACCAGCTCCTCACCGCTGGTTTTCGGCTTCTTGGCCGGGAGCGGCTGACGCGCCTTGGGCGTGATGCGGGATCGTTCCAATGCGGCGGCGAGCTTGGCCTTGGAGGCTTCGCTGGCCTTGAGTTGCTCCTTGAGCCGCTTGATCTCGGCTTCCGAGTTGGAGTTTTTGAGCTCCGACCGGAGGCTTGCGGCCTGCGGAATGCGTGGTTTCTTGCCCATGATGGTATCCCTTTGCCGCGTGGACCGCGGCCGTTTCATCCGTCCTAACGGGGACGGATGGATTCCTGACGCCTGCGTTCCAACTCGTGACGCACTGTGCGGATCATGTCAAGCCCTCCCGCGCAATGGGCGAGCAGACCCGGCTTGTCGGCCACGGTCGCCGCGCTGACCAGCTCGGTCTGATCGGACTCGGCATCGGCGAGCAGCTCCTGGAGTCCCCGCCACCAGAGCGGCTCATCGTCGAGCCCGACGGAGAAGGCCATCCGTCTCTCCTCCTCGGAGAGACGGTAGGAGATGGGAGATGGGAGATGGGAGATGGGGGAAAGCAGGGAGCGGAGGCGGTGGAGGAGGTAGGTGATGGGGTTCATGGTGATTAGGGGTTTAGGCTGTTCGACTGTTAGACTGTTAGGGGTTGAGTGCTTCTCGGAGGGTTGCGGAGGATTGGGAACGGCCCATGTCGTAGTAGCGATCCATGATCTCTCGGACTTCGGCTTCGGTTGGGTAATCTCGCCGTGACCACTCATAAAACTCTTCGATTAGTTCTTGGAGGCAGACGTTTTCGGCGCGGAGCCTGATGTTCTCGGCGTTTGATGCGGCGAGTTCTCGCTCTAGTTCTCTGCATAAAGCATAAGCGTCCTGATGCTTTTTCAGCAGTTCCTTTGGTTGTGGGGGGCAATGCCGAAACTCAATGGCATCAGTTCGTAGTGTGTCGGTTTGTTTCATTTTCTTATGTTCCATAGATGTTCTAGGTCAGGAACCATTTTCGTGGTGTCACGAAAATGGTCATCCGTTCTCGGCGTGTTTGTTATTTCATCATTCATCATTCATCATTCATCCTTCATAATTTCCCGTCAGTATGTTCCCCCGGAACGGACTGACAGGATCTCTCCCTCGACGTTGGTGACTCCTGACAGGCAGAAGTAGCGCAGGCAGTCGATGGGATCCTTCAGCGCGCCGGTCTTCCCGTCCGCGCCGCTCCATTCCTTGAGCGCATGGATGGTGTTCTTGCACTCCTCGGAGACGTAGAGCCTTGGCTGGTTCAGCGCATCGACCGGCTTCCCCGTGTCGTAGTGGAGCCAGTCGTTGATCAGGTCGATCCCCTCGTCGATATTCGTGCCGGGGGTGGCGACGAAGTTCAGGCCGATCTCGGCGCATTCCTCGATCAGGGTGGTGGCGCTCTCGCGGGCGACGGTGGCGGCATTCCCATAGCGACTGTCCATCCAGCGCTCGAAGACTTGCTCCCCCTTCTCCAGTCGCTCGATCTCCTCCTTGTAGCGCTCCAGTCCGAAGCCGAAGCTCTTCTGCGCGGGACCGGCGCGGCCATCGGCCTTCTTCCCGTCGGGCTCGGCCCATGCTCCCGCATAGCCGACGCCGTCGATGTAGTCCTGTCCGGGCCACTCCCGATAGACAAAGGCCCTGCCCGAGTCGTCGATCAGGAGCCAGATCATGTACCAGTTCCGACCCGAACAAGGATCGACAAACTGGTAGCGTGTCCCCTTGGTCGGGATGCGGGTCTGGGGGATGACATGGACGCGGTCACTGAAGAGGGGGAAGCGTCCGGCGATCGCCTTGGTCGGGACGCCGTAGGCTCGGCAGAGGATCTCGGGTCGGGCGGCCTTCTCCAGCTCTTCCCTCATGCGGGTCCAGCCTGCCCAGGGATTGTTCCGGGTGTGGAAGTAGAGCACGCTCGCCTTCCTGCGGACGCAGCGCTGAATGACCGGCACCTTCTCATGGCCGGTGAGCGTGCGCTTCCCCTCGACATCGCCGTAGATCGGGAGCAGCTCGGCATCGGCCTCCTCGACCGTCTCGGCCCCGGTGAGGTAATCCTTCACCGTGGCGGAGTAACCCTCGACCGGCGTGAATGAGACGATGAGCTTCCCATTCCGGTCAAGCAGTCGGTAGCGCATGGTGGTGAGCCAGTCGAGCGGGACCAGCTCATCGCACCAGATGATGTCGAGCTCGCCACCCTCGATCGTGGAGACATCCTGAGCGTAATTGCGGAACCAGCACTGGGATCCATTCGGAAGGACGAAGGCATTCTCCGAGAAGCCGTTCTTCTGGGAGTAGGAGATATTCGTGACCTGAGTCTTCTTGGCGGTCTTCCACTCCAAGGGCATGTTGTGCCAGATGTAGGGCTGCTGCATCTCGACCGAGTTCGGAGCGGTCGTCTGGAAGCACCAGGCACGGGCGCGAGGCTTCTCCACCAGCGCACGCATCACCTCGCGGGCGGCCCAGGAGGATTTCCCCGAGCGGTTCCCACCCATGACCAGAACCTCCCGGTCATGCTCCAGCACGGCGCTGGCCCGCTTCCAGTGATCGGGCACGAATCCATGACGGAAGGGATCCTCGCGCTCCTTGCGGATCAGCTCTTCCCTAAGCTGGGCGGCGGCCAGCCACTGATCGGGGGGAAGTGTCGCGGGAGGAACCGGCAGGGCCGGGTGAGGGGTAGGTGTCCAGGATTTGCTCATTTTCTCATCAGGCGGGTCAGGATCTTCTCGATCAGGAAATGTTGGAGGTAGGTGGTGGCCTCCTCGTGCTTGCGCTTCTCGCGGACGCCGCGTGAGTTGAGGATGTCGCGTGCGGCATGCAGAGTCTCATGGGCCAGAATGCCGTGCATCTCGGGGGTGGATTTCCAGTCCGTCAGGAAGATGACGCTACCCAGCTTCTTGGTCCGCACGCTCAGGCCGTCGCTCTCCTTCAGCTCATGGACATGCTTCGGCTTGTCACATCCCTTGCGGTGAAGCCACGCCAGGGCGCTCCGGTGATCGGCGGGCCAGACGATCCAGCATCCGTCCCGGTAGATGTCCACGGGGATGAGGTGTTCGTTCATGGGTGAGGCGGAACGGTGCGGGGGGAGGGCTGAGTCGAGGGTCGAGCGTCGAGAGTCGAGGGCTTTTCTTTCTTCTTTGCGTCTCTGCGTCTCTGCGCGAAAATCCCATCCCAGTTCTCCCGATACTCCCGGCTGAAGCAGCTCCTCGGGCTGTCACCTTTCCCGGCGCTCATGGCTTGGCCTCCTTCAGCTTCTGGATCTCGTCGCGGAGGTAGCGGATGGCATCTGCGATGTATCGGCGGCTATCTGGAAGCGATGTTCCCCGCCGCTCGATGTAATGCAGCTCTTTCTCCAAGGGTGGATTTGCGGGAACCCATTTAACGGAATGGGATTCCTGAGATCGGTTTGTGATCTCTGGTTTCATTTCATCATTCATCATTCATCCTTCATCATTTGCCTTTAATCAGCCACTGCGCCTCGCCGAGCATGTCGCCCACTCCGGCGCGGTAGCCGAGCATGAAGGCGTGCTCGAAGCGCTCCATGGCGTCGATCACTCCACTCCCCTCGCGGCCGAGATAGCGGATCCCCTCCGTCTTCCATATCTGTTTCCAGAGCGGATCGGTCTCATCAACCTTCAGACCTAGACCTTCGACCTTCGACTCGGCACCGAAATCCATAGGGATCGTATCCTTATCTCGTGTGATGGCCGCCCTCCGGCGCTTCTCCTCAGCCGCCTTGTAGGCATTTTCCAGTTTTGCGTCCTGTTTCATAGTTTTCTTGAGTTCCTGAGCTCCAGATTGATCCCCTTCATCATTTTCCCAAAGTTTCCACGGGAACGGATGGCCGGTCCTTTTCAGTCTCTCCCGCACCTTGGAGCCCAGCGGCCACCGGCCTGCTGGGTTGACTGCCCGTGGTAAATTCAAATCCCTGATCCCGCGCCTGGATCGCCATGTCGAGGCAGT